CACATTAAAGGCTTCGCCCTCCCCGGCGAAGTCGCCGGAGTCGGCATCATCGCCGCGCAACGCCAAGGCATCGGCGCCGCGATAGCCGTCATGGAGTACGCCGCCCGCTACTTCGACGGTGGCGCCATGCCCTCCTACCTCATCAAGTCCGATAACCCAGACCTCACCGAGGACGAGGCACAACTCCTAAAGCAGAAGTGGATGGAGCACTACTCCGGCCGGTCTCGTATCCCCGCCGTCATGAACGCCTCCACCGACATCAAAGAGCTCACCGCGAACGCGAACGACGCCCAACTCGTCGAGGCCCGCAACCAGTCGATCCTTGACTCAGCGAACATGGTCGGCGTACCAGGCAACGCCGTCGGCGCTCCGAACACCTCCCGCACCTACACGAACACCGAACTCCAAGCGCTCGAATACATCAAGACCTCGCTCCGGCCGCTCGTGACACGCATCGAGCAAGCGATGAGCACCCTTCTCCCGAACGGCCAAGAGGCCAAGATGAGCTACGACGCGCTCCTCCGGCCCGACACCCTTACCCGCTACCAAGCCCACAAGATCGCCCTCGAGTCCGGCTTCCTCACCGTTGACGAAGTCCGCCAACTCGAGAACCGCGAAGCCCTCGGCGACGACGACGACGACATCTCCGACTCGATCACCGACGACGCCCTCGGCGACGACGAGGACCTCGATCAAGACTCTCCCGCCTTCACGATGGAGGACATCAACGCATGAACATCGAGAACCGCTCCTACGAGACCGACCTCGAGATCCGAGCACAAGGAGACGGCCGTACCGTCTGCGGGATCTGCGTCCCCTACGACGTCGAGCAACGCATCAACCCCACCCTCATCGAGGTCTTTCGCCGCGGCGCCTTCGCCAACGTCGCCAGAGCAGCGCACCGCGTCAAACTCCTCGTCGGCCACGACTCCCGCGGCCTACCCATCGGCCGCGCCACCCTCCTCCGCGAGGACGAGCGTGGCCTCTACGGCGAGTTCCGAGTCTCCCAAGGCTCCCGCGGCGACGAGATCCTCGAACTCGTCCGCGACGGAGCACTCACCGACCTCTCCATCGGCTTCCAGCCGCTCAAGGACAAGCGCCGCCAAGACGGCGTCGTCGAACGCATCGCCGCGCACCTCGCCGAAGTGTCGCTCGTGACATTCGGCGCCTACGGCCACGCGGCGACCGTCGTCGGCGTCCGCGACGAGTCCACCACCCCGAACCTCGACGCCGTCACCGATCTCCTCAAGGACCTCCGCCGTGGCTAGTCCCCAGAGAGCCGTGACCGTCGGCTCCACCGCGACCCTCCTCGCCTCCGCCGACCCATCGAACCGGCCCGTCTGGCTCCAAATCATCGGCAACAACACCGTCTACGTCGGCGACTCGACGGTCACCACCGCCAACGGCTTCCCCATCGTGAAACACGCCGCCCCGATCCAAGGCTCACTCGGACCCGGCCAAGCCCTCTACGGTATTTGTGCCTCCGGCCAGACCGAAGAGGTCCGCATCTTCACCGTCCCCGAGGACTAACCCGATGCCCTGGAGCATCTCCCAAGACCATCCAGAGTGCGAAGGCTTCGCCGTCGTCAAAGATACCGACGGCACCCTCGAAGGCTGCCACCGGACACTCTCCCAAGCCGAAGCACAACTCACCGCCCTCAACATCGCCGAATACGGCGACGAGGAACGCCAAGAAGGCCACACGCCGACCGACGCGATGGTCGACGAAGCCGAACGCGGCCTCGCCTGGCGCGAAGAATACGGCCGCGGCGGCACCGAGATCGGAGTCGCCAGAGCCCGCGACATCGTCAACCGCCGCAACCTCTCCCGCGACACCGTCGGCCGGATGGTCTCCTACTTTGCCCGCCACGAAGTCGACAAAGACGGCCAAGGATGGAGCCCCGACGAGGACGGCTACCCATCCGCCGGACGTATCGCCTGGGCTCTCTGGGGAGGAGACCCCGGCCGCGCCTGGGCCGAGTCGATCATCGGCGAAGAACGCACCGCGACACCGAACGCCGACGCAGCCGCGCAAATACTCGCGCACCTCCGCGGCGAACACTAGACTCCCACCTAGTCGGCACCCCACCGACCGAGTCGAGCACCCCGCCACGGCGGCACCCTCCTCGGGATCGGGATGGCACCCCGTAGCACCACCCCGACCACCCGAAAGGTTCACCCAATGAGCGACAACCGCTTCCTCCAGGGCCTCCACGAGTCCCGCTCCGCCAAGACCGACCTCATCGACGCGACCCTCAACCGGGCCGCCGACGAGGCCCGCGACATCACCGACGTCGAGCTCGCCAACATCCAGGCGCTCAAGCTCGAGATCGAAAAGCTCGACGCCCGTATCGAGCAGATCACCGACCTCGAAGTCCGCAAGGCAAAGGCCGCCGAACTCCAGGCCGCCGTCTCACCCGTCGAGGAGACCCGCTCGGCCGCACCGGCCCGCGTCACCCGCGAAGAGCCGATGTACCACGAGCGCAGCGAGCACTCGTTCATGGCCGACGCCATCGCCGCCGAGTTCGGAGGCTCCTACGACGCCCGCGAGCGCATCCAGCGCTACCAGAACGAGGTCCGCCTCGAGAAGCGCGACTCGGGCTCCAGCAACTTCGCCGGGCTCGTCGTCCCCCAGTACCTCGTGGACCTCTTCGCGCCGCTCCGCCGCGCTGGACGCCCCACGCTGGACGTCTCTAACCGGATGAGCCTCCCCGCGCAGGGCATGACCGTCAACATCGGCCGCCTCACCACCGGCATCACCACCTACGTCCAGGCATCGGAGAACTCGGCACCGACCGAGTCGAGCCCCGACGACACGCTCCTCACCGTGAACGTCAACACCGTCGCGGCCATGTGGGACCTGTCGAAGCAGGCAGCGCTCCGCGGCGTCGGCGTCGAGGACCAGCTCCTCGGTGACGCGATCCGCTCGTACCACACCAAGCTCGACGGCCTCGCCATCAACGGCTCCGGCTCGAGCGGCGAGCACCGCGGCATCCTGAACACCTCGGGCATCAACTCGACGACCTACACCGACGCCTCGCCGACGTGGGCCGAGTTCTTCCCGAAGCTCGTCGCAGCGATCCAGGACGTCAACTCCAACTTCTACTCGAGGCCGACCCACATCGTCGCGCACCCGAGCCTCGTTGGATGCTGGCTCCGCGCCCTCGACACGACGAACCGGCCGATCTTCGGACCGACGTCGGGCAACCCGTACAACGCCGCGGCGACCTACGACACGCCGGACTACCTCGGCGGCGGCCTCCAGATCCTCGGCCTCCCCGTGGTCCAGGACGCCAACGTGCCGACGAACCTCGGCGCCGGAACCAACGAGACCGCCGTCATCGTCGGCGACTTCCGCGAGAGCCACATCTGGGAAGAGGGCAACGGCGACCCGCTGTACGTCCGCTTCGAGCAGCCCGACGGCAACATCGCCATCCGGACGGTCCTCTTCGGCTTCTCGGCCTACTCGGCCGGTCGCTACCCGACGGCCTTCTCGGCCGTCACCGGTACCGGCCTCATCACGGCGAACTGGGCCTAATCGCACCTAGGACAGGCCCGGCTCTAGCACTCGGAGCCGGGCTCTAGGAGCCAGACATGGAAACCACCGCTCTCATCGCCGCACTCGAGACAGAGCTCGCCGGATACGTCCGGCGGGGCCTCGGCGCTCGTGCCGACGCCGTCCGCGCAGAGCTCGCCCGGCTCGGTCGCTCCCCCGGTGATACGCCGCGGGAGGTAGTGCCGACCGAGTCGGGCAGCACCTCCACCAAGAAGCCCGCGACACGCTCCAGGAAGCCCGCAGAGGCGCCGAAAGAGCCAGAAGCACCCAAGGCACCTAAACCCCGGAAAGGACGCGCCTAGTGGCTATCACCAACGGCTACGTCACCCTCTCCGAAGTGAAGGCCTACCTCCGGATCTCGGACTCGGTGGATGACACGATGCTCGAGCAGATCGTCGAGTCGGCCTCCCGCTCCATCGACCGGATCGCTAACCGCCGCTTCTACCTCGACGCCGACGCCTCCGCCCGCACCTACCGCCTCATCGGCAACCTCCGCGTCCAGGTTGACGACTTCGGCACCACCACCGGCCTCGTCGTCAAGACCGACCCAGACGACTCCGGCGTCTACCAGACGACATTTACCCTCAACTCGGACTACATCGTCGAGCCGACGAACGCTCTCGCTAAGGGCCGACCGTTCACCACCATCACCATCGTCGGCGGCACCGCGTTCTCGCTCCCCGTCAACTACCGCCCACAAGTCGAAGTCACCGCCCGCTGGGGATGGCCAAGCGTCCCCGACGACATCGTCGAGGCCACCCTCATCCTCTGCGCCGATCTTTACAAGCGCCGCGACTCCGTCGGAGGAGTCCTCGGCCTCTCCGAACTCGGAGCGATCCGCATGAGCCCGCTCGGCCGTGACATCGCCGCGATGGTCCGCGCCTACCGTCGGGAGTTCTTCGCGTGACACCGTCCGCCGTCCGCGACGGACTCAAGACCGCGCTCCAGACGATCACAAGCCTCCGCCACTACTACGACACCATCCCCGACTCGATCAACACCCCAGCGGCCGTCGTCGGCCAACTCGAGATCGAATGGGATGCCTCAATGGTCCGAGGCTCGGACCGTGGACTCGTTGACGTTCTCATCTTCGCCTCACGAATGTCCGAACGCTCCGGCCAAGATCTCCTCGACGGCTACCTCGCGGGAAGCGGCGCCGCGTCTGTCAAGACCGCCATCGAAGCCGACCCAACGCTCTCCGGCGCCGTCGATACGACGAGAGTCATACGAGCCACCCCTATCGCAACTAACATAGCGGGAGTCGAGTATCTCGGCTATCGCTACGAAGTAGAGGTCTACGGATGAACACCTACACCCTCAAGAGCTCCAAGACCGCGCTCGGCGCCGTCGGCGACACCGTCACGGTGGACGCCCTCGAAGCCGCTGGCGTCAACATCGAGGCCGCCGTCAAGTCCGGCGTCATCGAGCCCACCCCAAGCCCCAAGCCCAACAAGAAAGAGAGCGACTAATGGCCCGCTTCGTCATCACCGACGCCTCGATCACCGTGAACTCGGTCGATCTGAGCGATCACATGGTGAGCATCACCCTCAACTACGACGCCGACCCCATCGTCGTCGACCGGATGGGAGTCACTTCCCACGTGTTCGAGAAGGGTCTCTACAACATCACCCTCGACGTCACCTTCCAGCAGGACTTCGCAGCCTCCGAGGTCGACGCCACCCTCTCGGCGATCATGGACTCGGCGACCGGCACCACCACCGTCGTCGTCAAGCCCACCTCGTCGGCCGTCGGCGCCACGAACCCGAGCTTCTCGATCGCGGACGCCTTCCTCGCCTCCTACGCTCCGGTCGCCGCTGGCGCCCCCGGCGAGCTGGCGCTGGCCGTCGCCTCCTTCCAGGGTGGCACCCTCACACGAGCCACGAGCTAACCCATGCCAGCGCTCTCCGTTGACGTCGCCTACCGCGACGGACGCGCCGAAACATTCCAAATCTGGCCATCAGTCATCGTCGCCTTCGAGACAGAAGTCGGAATGGACTACTACGTCACTATCCGCGAGAACGAGACGAACTCGTACCGGCTCGCCTGGATGGCCGCGAAAGACGCCGGGACGACGTCCGCACCGTTCGACGAATGGATCAAGAC